CTTGAAGGCATCATGATGGCAAAAAACCATCTGGACTCTCAACAGAGCCCCTCCCCTCTTCCCAAAAAGAAGAGGAATCGGCGTAAGCCCCACACAAATGGTGTGCGGGATGAAGCCAAATCTACGCCCCTGGAACCAAAATCCAGAGACGCAGGTACAAAACCTGAGTTGTGGTTTCAGCTCGGTACAATCGAAATGCCAGTCATTGACTGGTATTATCGATCTCATGAAGGGTTATCCCTACATGGCCGGCTGAAACCACTCCTTCGATATCCCGTGGAAATCCTTGCTAATAGCAGGAAGTTCAGGTTCGAAGGAGGTGAAATTCGGGGTCTTTCTGGCAAGGCTATACTAAATGTACAGCCTCCCGTCAGAACCCCAGGCCTCTCTAAGCACGAGTTCTACGCCCTATGGGCGGAGGACCATCTTAAGTACGTAGCGTCTGCGCTCCGTAAGGATGGTGTGACTCCCCTTGTTAGACGTTATTTACGTAACAAGGAAGTTCTCGAGTTTATGAGGGCTACCTGGGACGCCCTTCTTGTTGGATACCAACAAGAAAGGGCCTGGTATCTAACAAGGTACGGAGGTACGTTCACTCTGAATAGTCGTCGACTTCAGGGTGTGAACCGTTTCCGCAACCAGTTAGTGTATCATCCGCTAGAAGCGGCTAAGAGGCTCAAAGAATGTGCCCAGGCCAATAGGCACTGGTACTTCGGAGGCCCAAAGCCTTCTGGGCGGCTTCTGGTGTTCGAGGAGAGGATACCGGCGATGATGTCATCATACATCGCTCGGGCTCTTCCCCCCGCTCCTAAAGACAAGGCCGGACTTGAGGGGTTGATGTCACGTTTGACATCAACGCCCAAGCCGGAACCCGCTTACTGGAGACCATTCCTTAAATCGTATGTCGAGAGGTGGGGGGCGGGGGCCCCCCCCAAAGAGCTCTACACCATGCCTTCTGCCAATGCTGCGTTGGGATTTCCCCGCAGTTATGGAGGTCACGTGGTGGGAGTCCAGCACTTAGTGCTGCTCGGCTATGCGATTCAGAAGACTCGCCACTGGAATGGCGCCCCATCAATGGGACGTGATTCCGACGGTTCGTATTTGGAACTACTCAGTCACTCGTTGATTAACGGTCCTGAGCAGATGTTCCGACAACCGTGGTCCGAGCTAGAAAAAGTTCTGCCCGGCTGTGGCGAGTTCCTCCAGGACTATTTGAAGATAGCGGTCGAACACGTAATGGAAACCATTACGTACGTACCGGTTCTCCCTATAGTCGCTGAGGAGAAGGGTCTGAAGACAAGGTTTCCAACCTGCAGTCTTACTGCAGTGAACCTTGTTCAACAGATCCTGAGAAGGGTCGCGGATCATGTTATGATTCGCGATCCTAGGTTCTCGGAAGCACTCGGCGGTCATCTCCGGATGGACATGCGTGGCGAAGACGGGCCTTGGGATTCCCAAGACTGCACCGCCGCCACGGATTACCATCCGGAGTGGCTCACGAGAGGGTTTTACGAAGAGTTAGCAGATCGCTTCTCTTCACTTCAGCCTTACAGACGTTGGTTTACCAAGCTGTTTGGTCCGAAGAAAATCCTCTCGGGGAAGCCAGATGATTACGCTCCATTAACAATGTTTGAGTGTTATCCGAGAGCGCCCCTTCTTGATGACCGATACTCGGCCATCGAAGGATGGCGGGCGCAAAGGTCTGGGTCATGCCGCTCGAATCATCGCAATGTGGGATGATTGGCTAACAGAC